TTGAGCAGGCGTTGAATCTGGCGGCTGGTCACGGTCTGCCGGATTGGCTTGTGTCCGCAATTCGGTCTGGCGTTGACCTGCAAGTGGAGGACGCGCCATGAAGCGCTGGAGGGGCACAGTAAGCTTTTCGGAGCGTTGGGTCACATTGGACGGTCAGCCGTTTGTGATGGCTGATAGGCCGTATCTGCGCGCCGTCATTGAAGCTATCGACAGCGGCCTTGGGTCTACGGTCATTGCCATGATGCCGCCTCAGCGTGGCAAGACACTAATTGGTCAGCTTCGTTTGCTGCGCAACATTGCCATCGAGCCGCGCAGGGCGCTCTGGTACAGCAAGACCCAGATTGATGCGCGGTCTTTGTCAGATGCAAAGCTGAAGCCGCTGATTGAACAGACGCGAGCGGTGCAGGACGTTTCATTCACCGATCCAGACAAGCGTGGACGAGGGTTGCTGTTCCGGTTCCACACGGGGCCGATCGAGCTTTTGTCTGCTGACGTTCAAAGCCACCGGAACTCGCGATCAGGATCGGAGATCTACCTGGACGAAGCTTGGCAATACGATCCACGGTGCATTGCGGAGATCTACCGACGCGGGGACGGGTACAAATGGAATCGGCGTCAGGTGATCATGACGACCGGACCGGATGCCGGTCACGAACTGGACGTCCTGTGGGAGTCGTCGACAAAGCACGAATGGCATCTTTCCTGCCCGCATTGTGGTGGGACTTTTGTTCCGCGCCTGACCGAGGAGATGGTGCAGTGGGAAAAGATAGTTGATCTGCAGGGACGCTACTTGGTCGAGCAGGCTGCGGAGACAGTGAAGATGATACCTCCATGCTGCATGCAGGAGATCCGCTGGACGCCTGAGATCCGCAAGCAAATGAACGACGAGGCGCGTGGAGCGGGCTACAAGCCGACGAACGAGCATCCAGCGCCAGCAGTGTTTGGCTACCGATTCAACGTATTTGCCACGGACGACTGGCGCAGAGTGGTGGCTGAATGGCTGCGCGCCATTAATGCGAAGCGCGGAGGTGATCCGTCGCAGATCCGCGAGTTCAAAATCAAAATGCTTTGTGAAGCATGGGATCCGCAACGCGAACGCAAGCCTGTTGGCGAGATTGAAGTTGGCCCATACCAACTCGGAGAAAAATGGGCTGACGAGGGCGTGGATGAGCAGGAAAGGCCGTTCCGATTCATGACGGTGGACGTGCAACGCAACCATTTCTGGGCAACCGTCCGGTCATGGTCGCGTGATGGTAGGTCGCGTTTGGTTGCTCGGTCAAAACTGCTGACTCCGCACGAGATTGAGGCGATGGCGCGGGACAATGGAGTGCTGCACGGCCAGTGGTTTGAGCAACGCCTTCCAACTGGTCAATGGGTGCAGGTATGCGAGTCCAGGGTGTTCCTTGATTCCAAGTATTCACCGGCTGGACTTGTGCCGAGAATATGCGCGGAGCACGGGTTCCACGCCTTCTACTCGTACAAACGGAACGCATTTAAGCACTCGGACGGGATCTATCGCATCTACGATGAGGGGCGATATTTGGATCCGCTGTCAGGCACGCACAGGTCAGAGGAGCAGTACGGCAAGCGGGTCCTGCAATTCTACTTTGTTGCTGATGCAGCAAAGGATCGCATGCAGGTGTTGCGCGAGGAGAATGGGTCAGACGGCATCCCAATGTGGACCGCATCCCAAGACTGCGGAGACGAATACAAGATGCAGATGCTCGCAGAACAAAAGGTGAAAGTATTCGGCTCTGACGGTCTTACATTCACGCATGCGTGGAAGAAAGTCGATAAGGACAACCATTACTTTGACTGCGAGACCATGCAGATAGTTTGCGCATCGATGGCGGGGCTTTTGGGCGCTGATGAAATAGGCGTTGACAAATAGTGGTCGGATCTATCGCTTGCGCTCGCTTGGCTTACTCCAGCGTACAAGCGGGGATTTATTACGGCTTCACCTTGGCAGAGGTGCAGGCGGAGCTTGCCCGGTACAAGTCTGAGGTCCAGAAGATGGTTGGCGGACCGAGGAACGTGCTTGCTGCGTCGGTAAATGGTAAGTCGTTTTCTTATGGTCCGTCTGGATCGCTTTCACTTGCTCAATGGCAGGCTGAGATTCAGGACGCGCTTTCGCAGGTAGACGACAACGTTATTGCGTTGCCGTCTGAATCAAGGGTGAGATTCACATGAGCATCCGCGCAAAACATCAGCGCCGGATGAGGGCGCAGCAAAGCCAGCCGCAGGCTAACGGTGGCTCTCGCCTTGGCTATTCTTGGACTTCCTCGGAATCGCTTTTCCCTTCGCCAGGAGACAGCAATCTGCGCGGATGGCGTCCGTCTTTGGATCGGGACGTTTGGAAGATGCTGCCAAACGCGAAGCACCGAGCCATGATCTCGGATTCGCGCTACGTCTTTGGCGGATCTGGAGCGGTTTCCGGCGCAGTCCGAAAGAAGGCTGACTATGCCATTGGTTGGTCTTGGGCACCGACTTACACGGGAACAAACGAGGCTTTCCGTCAGGTAGCACAGCCTTTGATGGATCGCTGGACTCGCCTGTGCGACATGCGTGGCGGAGTGTTTGATTGGAGGCTTGGCCTTCGTTGCGCTTCGATTGCCATTGATCGAGACGGCGATTGTTTCGCGGTCAAAACTATCACGCCAGAAGGTTCTCCTCGTATCCAATGGCTTGAGGGGCATCGAATCGGTACGCCCACGATTGGCTGGAAGCAGGCTGACACGGTCCCAGACAACGAATACACGCAGGGCTATGTCGGAATGACGATCCTTTCAGGCGTCATCTACGACGATTTCATGCGTGCGGTTGGTTACAACCTACTCCCGTCTGAGGACGAGTCACCAGGCGATGAGCAAGAGTGGAACATTATCCCAGCCTCCGCCGTTGAATCTTTCTCAGACCCGGACTGGTTCAGCGCTTCTCGAGGCATCCCTTCAATTGTTCGCGCTATCCTCGATTGGTACGACCTAGGGGAAACCCGCGAGGCCGAAAAGATTGCGGTCAAAGCACACTCCTCGCTGGTGATGGTCGAGAAAAACGAGACCGGCAGGCGAGAGATTGGGCGTGAGGCTATTGGATCCGGTGGCCTTCCATCTGCCGGTCGTCAGACTCTTCAAACGCAGATGATCGACAAAGGCTTGATTCGGTACATCAAGTCGAGCGGCGACATCAGTGCGCATGAGTCAAACCGTCCAGGCGAAGCTTGGCAGAACTTCATGGACGAGATCACGCGTGGCGCGTTTCTAGGCATGGACATGCCCATTGAATTTGCGTGGAACTCCTCGCAGATCGGTGGCGCTGGAATCAGATCAATGGTTGGTCAGGTTCAGCGTGCAATTGAGAACCGGCAGGCGGTGATGTATAAGCCAGCAATGGCCACGTTTTTGTGGGCGGTTGCCGTCTACATGCAGGGCAAGGCCATCCCTTTTTCGCCTGACTGGTGGAGTTGGGAATTCTCGATGCCTGCCAAATTCTCGGTTGATATGGGACGAGATTCCCAGAATCGACGCGAGGACGTTAAGACTGGTCTGCGGTCATTTTCAGAGGTTGTTGGCGAGGACGGCATTGACCTGCGGGATCACGTAAAGCGCCGGATTGCTGACTATTTGCTCGCCAAGCAAGAGGCGGACGCTGCCGGTGTGCCCATGGAATGGGTGTTGAATCCGTCTGCTGTGGTGCCTCCTTCAACCGAAATCACGGTCACAAACGAACGCGCATGACATCTTCCTGGTACAACATCAAAGCCGCAGCCTCTGGAGGTATTTCCGAGGTGTTTGTTTACGGCGAGATTGGCGATTTCGGCATTAGTGCGGAGCGATTCAATCAAGACCTTGCGACGCTTTCTGGCAAGGTGCGCGTTCGCATCAATTCGCTTGGGGGATCAGTGTTTGATGCCGTGGCAATGCACACTTATCTCAAAGGATTGGCAGACGTTGAGACGATTGTGGACGGCATCGCCGCTTCCGCTGCGTCTGTCGTTTTTGCTGCTGGAAAAGTCCGCAAGATGGCCAAGGCAGGCTATCTGATGATCCACAACCCGTGGACGTTTGCTGCTGGCAACGCTGATGACCTCCGCAAAGAGGCTGGATTGCTGGACTCGATCACGGCAACGCTCGTTGGTGTTTACCAGTCTGTCAGCACTGACGACGAGGATACCATTCGCAAGGAAATGGAGGACGAGACTTGGCATTCGTCCGAGACCGCCAAGGCAAAGGGATACGCGACCGAAATCATTGACGCGCCGGTTGCCAAGGCGTCCATCCCTTCCGGTCGATTTGCCAAGCTGCCACAAGCTCTCGTTGACGCGATGAACGCGCCGACAAAACAGGAGACCAAACCAGTGAACAAGAAACTGCTCGCCCTTCTGGGCGTGACTGGCACGGAGCGCGAGACGTTTCTCGCGAACTCGGTGCAGGCGCTCGGAGTTACCGAGGACGCCATTGCTCAGGCGGAGAAGGACGGCAAGCCCGACTTCCTTGCGGAGCACATCCAGAACCGCATCACGACCGCTGACAAGCGAGCCGTTGATGCAGAAGCCGCCGCCAACGCGCAGGCTGCCACCGCCAAGGCAATTTTGGCTGCGCTTGGCATCAATGAAGCGCCCACTGATCCGCAGGCTGCTGTGGCCGAAATTGTGAAGGCCAAGGCGTCGGCTGAAGCTGCTGAGATTTTGGCTGCTCAAGGTATCCGCAAGCCGCTCGAAACGGCTAAGGCAAGCGCCACTTCGGCGGAAACCATTGAGGAAATCCAAGCGAAGTTTGCGTCCATGCCCTCTGGGCCTGAGCGCTCCGCATTTTTCGCGAAGCACAAGAGCATCTTGTTCTGACGCGGGAGAAACGCAGAAACCAACACTAAGAAACCATGGCAAACACCATCGCCGGTGCGAATCTCGCCGCAATCGCCGAGATGTCGCTTCAACCGCTGCAATCCGCGCTGCTGCCTTTGCGGGCATTCACGACGGATTTCAGCTCTGACATCGCCCAACGCGGGGCGTCTGTCACCACGCGTTACGCGACCAATCCGACGGCTCAGGACTTGTCCTCGGGCTACAGCCGGACTGACACGACGCTGACCGCGATCACGACCACCCTGGACACCTATTACGGTTTTGTCTGGGGCTTTGATGATCTCGAGCGCTCCAAGTCCTCGATCAACCTCAACGACACCTTCATCCAGCCGGCTGCCTACGCGATCGCGAAGAAGGTGTTTGGCGATCTGTGGAATCTGGTCAATGACACCAACTACCCGGCGGCGACTGCCACCGAGTTGACCGTCACTGCGGCCAACTTTGATCGCGACGACGTGGCTGACATTGCGCAGCAGCTTACGACCAATGGCGTGTCCAAGAGCGGTCGGTCGTTGATCCTTGCTCCCGGCCATTACGCCGCGCTGGCCAAGGACCTCAACGCTGTCGACAGCGCTGGCCAGTCGATCACCATCGGCGAAAACGTCATCCCGCGCCTGCATGGGTTTGACGTGTACGAGTCGCCTGAGTGCGATGGCAACAGCGTCAACGTGGCTGGTCTTGCGACTGGCCGCCAGGGCATGCTGATGGCTGCTCGGTCGGTTGACATTGCGACTGAAGCCACGCGAATCGTGGACTT